GTGCAGCACCTTTGAATAATGGTTTACCGGGCGTAGCCGCGGGAACTGCTTTTCAAACAGGTGACGGCGTTAACTTACTTTCTACAGCACACCCAACTATCGCGGGAACTGTAGCGAATACTTTAGCAACACAAGCAGACTTAAACGAAACTTCATTAGAACAAGCTTTGATTGATATCGCAGCTATGACTGATGAAAGAGGTTTAAGAATCGCAGCTAAAGGAGTTAAAATGATAATTCCTTCTGCGAATCAGTTCAACGCTGAGAGATTGATGAAATCTCAAGGTAGAACTCAAACTGCTGATAATGACATCAATGCAATCAACAGCATGGGAATGATTCCTCAAGGTTACAGAGTGAACAATTTCTTAACTGATGCTGATTCTTGGTACATTATTACGGACGTTCCAAATGGTATGAAGATGTTCTCAAGAACTCCGTTGACTACGTCAATGGAAGGAGACTTCGATACTGGTAACGTTAGATACAAAGCTAGAGAAAG